ATCACCTGTAAGCACAGATCCCACTGTAAACACTGCCGTGCCCGCTGTGAAAAACAGAACATGTCCTAAATCACAAAGTACCCATCCCGCAGCTGTAGATTTATACATGGTACCAGCAGTACCGCCAACATTATCTCTGAAAGCGTACCTTACGTCATTATACGTCCATACTCCGCGTATAATACCTGACCCCGGCACCGCTGCTATATTTGTACGTACGGCCTCAATAGCTGCTCTGTAATATGAAAGGTCTAAAGCATCTGTATCAGCACTTCGTTCCAGTGCAGCAGCTGCAGATGTGGCCACAGTCGCAGCCGAGACCTGAAGCGCTTCATTGTCCTGGAACGTCCCTGAAACCCCGTACAGTATTAAATATCCTGCAGCGTCACTTCCAGCATACGTCCCACTTTCAAGCACTCCGGCAATAACGGCTACGCCTGAAGCTCCACTCGTTGCGCCTGTTACTGTTTCTCCTGCAGCAACTTCAGTATCCGAAGCGTCGAAATTGATACTCCAATAGCTAGCATCTGAAGGGCTGGCCTGACCGTCATATCGTTCATACCCATCAATGCGTCGATACCCACTGTGAATACCAATCTCATAGTTTCGACTTCCTAAAACACGCCCCGGATCAACTTCTAATCCAGCTGTAACGAGATCTAAACCGCCTTTAAAACCCCAGTATTTTGTCTTTACGCGCTGAGCCATTATTCCACCACTATATCCTCATCAATATCATTATTTGACATATAATTTCCATCAAAGGATGGTGCATGTTTAGATTCTAAACGAAGCATGTCCCGTTCGAAATCTTTTTCCGCCGAAGCATAAAGAGAAGTATCCTCTAAAAACTCAGCATAGAACATCTTTGCCCTGTTCAGAGTCGCGCTGTCGAACCGTTCCGGAATAGGAGAAACACTGGTATCAGCCGCAAGCCGCGTGACTTTTTTATAATACGCAGCCCATACAGTTGTATCGGCTGTAGGCGTAGGCCAGAAGATAACGGCATCGTCTGAAGGCCGAACGATTACCTTTTCTATTGGACCTGTCTGTGCTTCTCCAAGGTACTCATCACTTTTAAGATAGTCATCATAGTTTAATATCTGTGTCAGTTTCTGTACGCTACCTGTTCCAGGGTTTCGAGCGAAAGAGCCTCTACGCCATCGTCCATGATCTGTGAGACTCAAATCACTAAGAGTATAGGTCGATGTGCCAGCAATAGCAGATATGATTTTTTTAGATTCGAGCATAAAGGACCAATCTTCCCATTTGCGTATGATCCACTCGTCCGCGTCCGCAATCCATATCGTTATCTTTTCATTCATGCCTGATTGCTCTGTAACAGCTGCAGGCCCTGATCCCGATATTCCCACAAGCTTACGAAGCTTTTGGCATTTTTCGAGGTACGTGCTCATTGATACTCATCCCCTCAATAATTAAAAATAAATACTTACATAGCTCCTCAACATCTATATTCGCAGCACATAGAGCCGCGCCTGTCTCCTCATCCCGATGACACATATCAAAACCCCTATGGAGTATATGACATGGGAAACAGGGTGTATTTTTAGGCTCTAAGACAACTGTATTTTTCCAATTCTTTCCTATATTCAAAGGTCCTGAATGACTGAGCATAAGGATCTTTGGGATATTTTCCATCGATACAGAATTAAGAACTCCCGTTTCAGGGCCGACTACAAGGTCACACTCCAACGCAAACGCTAATGTCTCTCGAATGGACCACTCTCCACTTCTACAGAGTACACGAGGCTCTCCTTCCCACCCCGATTCAAGAACTTTACATAGATTATCACCTACTGTAACAACCTTTACATTTTTATATCCTACCATTAAACGAGCTATTACCATATCTAAAAAGGGTAGTGCTTTATGTACAGCAGATCCGGAAAGAGCCCATAAGATGACAAATGAATCTCGTCCTAACTTTGCGCGCCTTCTCTTTGCTTTCTTTTTTTCTTTTGTCCCGGGATAAAACTTTACCCGGGGAGGTAACGCTACATCTGCAATTGCGTGCGTAGCTTCGAGATAATCTACAGTACCCATTATCATGTGTCTAAACTTTGGATGCCACGCAGCCTCACGTCGTTCTGGAAGGGCAATTAAAGAGCCCTCCACGGATTCAGACAGCATAATAAACTTTTTAAAGTTTTTAGACAGCTTACTCCAGTAATACCCAAGCTCGTGATTCTCAACCTGCTCATCTTCTTGAAGGAAGAGTTCATCTATATGCGGATCATGTTTCAATATATTATATCCCCGCATAGTAGTGTTTACTGTGACGCGGTACCCTTCTTCTTTTAATCCCGGGAGGATCGAAGATATTTGGAGCATATCCCCAAAACCACCATAACGCTGCACACATACAGTTTTCCCTTTGCGTATGCCTCCTAAATCCTGAGCGTCCCAGTGGCGCTTAGGATCAAGTTTCAGGTATATCGGCATAAAGTGCCCTCAGTTTTCCTTTTGCATCTGATGGCTGCCAGTTATCATCAATCTCAACTCCAGGAAACCGCATCCGCATATGGTTCAGAACTGCTTTTTTTGTCCAGTTTTTTATCCTAGGTGCTCTGTCCATAATTTTAGGCTCAACTATTTCGACAGAAGGGGAGATCTCTTCAAGGTCCATTGTATATACAGGCTCTACAACACCTGGTTCGGGCCTTCCTTCTACGTTAATCGGCTCAGGCTCTTCGTCTATAATAGGTTTCGGTTCGAGCGCTACAGGCTCCTCGCCAGAACATATCTCATGCCCTTGACCATTAAAATCTATACCGTCTTGCTGATAACGTGCACCATTTGGAGCTTCTCCAAGAACGTCTCCGTATAGTTTTTTTCTATCTAAAATACGCCCCATTTTAATATTCCTCCTTTGAAAGAAGCTGCTCTATGCTGCAACACAGAGCAGCTCTCACCATTAAATAGTGCATCTATTTAATGGTAAAGTTCTTTCCTTTTTCGGAGACACTTTTTTTAGGTGTCGCCATAGGTTTTTGATTTTTAGCATCGGACATGTTGTCCATCCCCAGACTTTTAGGGTCCCCTGTGCAGGGGGTCTGCTCGTTGAGCCCATTGTCCAGCAGTTTCTTACTCGAAGCCATCTTCTCTCCTCCTTGATTAATGTACTGTTTTTCACGGTATTTAATATTTTTTTAGAATATTTTTGTACACCGCGTGCAATTTTTCAGATGTAGCCTGGATACTGTGCTTCTCAGTGACCCATGCTCGGGTACTTAGTTTTTCACGTTTCAGCTCTTCGCTGCTCATCTCTATAAACCTGACAAGTGTCTCCCTGAGCTGCTCTTCTGTGTTTGTTATATTTAATGCGCAGTCCCCATACTCTTCAGTGTATCTCTCAAAATGTGTGGACATTGTAACAACAATCTTACCTAAAGCAGCGGCTTCAAAGGATGTATTGCCCCATTCTCCATAATCATAGCCGTTAACAGTTTTTTTAGCGAACACATCAATAATCAAGTCACAATTACGCATCCGGTATAGACTATCTAACCAAATTACTGATTCATTGTGCTCCTTCAAGGTTACAAACTCAAATTTATCTTTAAGATGTCCAAGGGTATCGATAACAGCTTTAACCTGGTCAATGCCTTTATCCTTTGGCAACGAAGGGAAAAAACCAATAACTAATTTATCTTTAGGTAGTGCCTTTTCAAAGTTAGGTTTTATAAAATCTGTATCAACTGGAAAGTATATAAACTGCTCATTATTAGCGCCGTGTCCAAGTAAGTTTGGCATTTGTATTATAGTGGTGTCACAGAAATCATTATATATAGAATTTAATTGTTCATGCCCTTCTCTGTATGTTCTGCCTCCATGCTGCATCACAACAGGTTTTTTATAGAGGTCTATACCAGTATCAATACAACTCGAAGCAATAAAATGTACAATTTTAGATTTCTCTACAAACTTAGAAAGCTCACCCCCTTTTGGTAATTGACCCATAACCCCTTTGTTAAAGCCTGTAATTTCAGGATGCAATGAAAGCTGCTCAGGATAGTGAAACGGGTGCATGTTAGCTTTAAAGCCCATTGCATTTAAACCGGCCATTTGGGCACATTTCAAAAACCGCCACCCTGTATTGGCCCAGTCGTTAAATGTTAAAAACAATACATCAATCATTCCGAAACCTCAAAAATTTATTGTCTCCATACATAACCGCGTTATCCTCAGTGTCTTTACGGATTAATGCACCCGCCCCTATGAGATTGTTTTTGCCGATTATTACACCATTCATTATTGTACAGTTTATACCTAACCAGGAGCGCTCTCCTATAGTAACGCCTCCACCAAGAACAACGCCAGCAGTAATCATAGTTTTGCTCTCTATCCTACAGTTATGCGCTATATGTACACCAGAGTCTATTTTAACATGATGCTCTATGATAGTATTGGAGCCTCTCAAAGTAGCCCGAGCAACATTGCAGTTTGTTCCTATCTCAACATAGTCCTCAATAACAACGCCGCCTTTATGCCTCATCTCTACAGGAGTTTGATCCTTATCGAAACCCCAACTAAAGCCTTTAAAACCTATAGCGGTTCCGGGAAGTATCCTAACACACTCTCCTATAATAGTGCATTCTCTATGTATAAAAACTCCATGCTCTTCAAGCCAGGACGAGTCGTAAGGCTCGCTATAAAGACGCTCTTTCTGAGATTCAAGGGCAAACTCAAGCCGCCCTTTATTGTAATCATTTACTGTACCCATCGTATCACCTCAAACGCTTCCGCAAATCTGGTACCGATTTGCACTCCTCGGAATTTAGCAGACGCGGTTGAAAAGTCTGATTGCATATACGGTTTATCCGCCTGCGTTTTATACTCAGCTAATGCATCTATCTTACGCTGCATATCTGTACTGGATACTTTTATAAAGGATTGAGCTTTAAATTGGAGGTTATTCCACACCATCTCGTACCCCAGGATAGAAACGCCTTTAAATACTCTGAGCGCTTCCGCCGTGGCTACGGCATGATCCTGATGGAGATCATTGATACAAGGGGTAAAGACCATATCTACCTTAAAATAACCTTTTATACCGATCATAAGGTCTAATATTTTAGAGCGATCTTTATAGAGTTTTCTATGCGTATACGGCATCATGCTCAAACAATCATTCGCGATCCCCAACACCCTCTGAGCTTTTTTAAACTCCTCCCATCTACTGTCTACAGGTACTTTTTTACTTCCAATATTCTCAGCTGCACAGAGGGCAGCATGGTATATTTTATGACCTTCAGATATAAACTTGGACAAGGAAGCTCCACACCCTAACTCAGCGTCATCCGGATGAGGTGATATTGCTAAGATATTCATTTTAAAACCTCACCGTATAAAGCCTCAAGCTTATGAATATGAGCATCCATAGAGAGTGTCTGCCTTACCTTTATGAGATTGGCCCTGACAGCTTCGTGTTCGGACCATCGTTCAGCAAGTTCTTTAAGGTCCCGAACCACAATCCCTACTCCATGCTCTAAGACAAACTCTGCACACGCATCAGCGTTCATCACCACGACAGGAACATTACAGGCAATGTATTCAAATAGTTTATTGGGCAGAGCTACATCCCATTCGGGTGTTTTTGAGACATTGCCTACAAGACCCCAGTCATGCCTCGAAATTGCGGGTAGTAAGTCGCTAAAGGGCAAAGCGGCATGTACATATGCTATATCGTCGTAAAGCTCTTTAAACTCATCATCATCGTGCTTTGTTGTGTACAGATGAAAATCAATCCCAACTTCGTGAGCCGCTTTTGCAAAGTCGCTGTAATCACAGTATCTAAAACCATGCTGCAGATTTGAACTTTCTATTTTTGACTTTAAGTCTACTCTCCCTTCGTATACTAAACCGCCCATCCACTCCCGAGTATTATATCTGTACAGCATTTTAGGTACCATAGAAGGCAAGATTAAATGAGGCTGCTCTAATCGAAATTCTTCGCGTATTATACTTGCAAACTTAGCCGCTGGGAACACAAGCGCGTCTGCAATCTGGAAATTATTTCTTTCCTCTGTAAGTATTCGAGACTGCATCGATCCATCTTTTGTGAGCTCGTCCTGCTCTTCAGCAGTTGTCCGCGCCAAGAATGAATCGTGTATGTCCAGTACAACCGGCGTGTTGCATCTCTCTTTTATAGCTGAGACAAACCAACTTGGTTCGTTATGGACATGAAAAACATCAGCTACACTTGCGTATATTTCTATTGCCTCCGTGTAGTTATTTGCATGAATTGCGTTGCAAAATGTATTGTAATACTCGTGATACTGCGGAACACCTTTAGATATCAAATGTACACTGTGCCCTTTCTCAATAAGAGCAAGAGCCGTTTTCTGCACTCTGATACATGCGTGTCCCGCCACCATTACAATATTCATGGAATCCCTTTCATTTTAATATAGGGGGGAGGCGACTCCCCCCGTTATTGTCTATGTATCCCATTTCTCATTGGACGGGTCATAATGCCGCCTATAATCGATGAAGAACGCTACAGTACCGCCAAGTGTACCTGCAGCAGCTGTCGCATTCTCAGATGTAGGCGTTGCAGCCTGAATTGTTATGAAGCGTCCAGCCTCCACCTCAGAGCTTGCCATAGTAGTGTTGGAGGCACCGATAGCCCAGAGAGCGGGCCTGTTCGTGGTATCTGCCTTCACTGTATATGATGTAAGCTTTGTAGATTTTGCTGTCCCAGCAGCATTGGATTTAAAGATTTTTACGTTCGTCCATGCCGCAATAGCTGTTGCAGGTGTGGCCAAAGTAGCCAGTACCCTGTATCCCGCTTTAAGGACCTTAATAGGCCCTTTCGGGTACCACCGTGCAACGTGGTCCGCATCCGCTCCTGTAGAGCCAAATGTGTATCCAGCCGCTACGTCACCCCCGGCTTTTTTAGTCAGGCCAAACCATTTACGTTCAATAACTTGGAACTTAGCCGCGTCGTATGTATTCTTACTCATATGTCACCTCCTTAAGCGCTGTCCCATTTAACGATACGCGCGTTTGCGCCTGAATCCATATCCGCTGTATGCGCAAGGCCAAAGCCCAGCAGTGCATACCACGCAATTCCCCGGCTTCTACCGTAATCGGAAGGGATTTTACCTCGAATTTCCTCCGGTATTGCAATGGCCTCTGCTACAGTATCCTCGCCCATAAAAAAGCACCAGTCGCTCAAACTATTGTCCCATGAAGCTTTCGCGATGTTTGTCTGCTCAATGAAACGACATCCTTCGTACCGTCCAATCTCTCCGTTCATAATATGAGAGAATCCAGTTTCAACGTAGAGGCTCTTAGCTTCCAGCTGTGTTTTGAATGTCCGGTATGTAGACGGCCACGCAAGTGCGTAGTAATCATCGTTCATGTACGGCGGCACATTACGTTCTTTCATCGTCTCAACAATCAATTTTACGTGAGAGGTATTCAATGCGATGCTGTTCGTTGCTGTTGCTGTCCCGTTGTAAGTCATAGAAACAGCGCCTGTTGCTGTAGCTACGGCTCTCATAGGTGCCTTATTGAACTCAGTGTAAGCCTCAGTATCAATAGCTTTTTTAGCGTCGTTTACAAGCACCTTTTTAATGATTTCCTTTACAGGCTGCTCGGACATATCATCCAGAAGCCCCGTGTATGGTCGTTTCGTTGTAGAGGTTTTTTTAATTATACCTCTCTTATATTTTCATATAAGACCAGACTATATCATCCTATTAAGGCTGCGCACTCGTGTTGCTTCATAATCCGTTCTGGATCGTATGCATTAGTCGTTGAACCTTCTACCTGTTCCCAGGAAGCTTGGATGCTGATTGCCCAATCCTTGAATCTTTTCAAACCGTCACGCTTATCGTTACCGATTACGTTGTGGTGCCCAAGGCTCTCAGGGTGTTCCAGCAATTCACGCAATTTGCTATTGATTTCTTCTTGTTTACCTGTATAATGTACAGTTATTAAATCAAAGATCTTATGAAAGCAATTAAAAAACGAGACAATTACACGTGCCAAAACTGCGGCGACCGCAGCTATAAAGGCAGAGGCATAAGTGTCAGGCTCGAAACGCATCATATTATCAGTGTAGCTGAAAATCATTCTCTTATCCTTGATCCTTCTAATCTCATAACATTATACCACAAGTGCCATATTGCTACCCACAACTATGGATCGCGTAGCGCTCGCAAACAAAGAAAAAATAAAAGCCGCTAAATTAACAACGGAATTGCCCAGTTCATTAATGGTTAATGTTCCCTGGGAAATTATAAAGTCTGTTTCAGGCATAGCGGTCGTCTCTGTGAGACGAGTTCCCTGTGTGGCTACATCTGAAAATACGTTCCAATGGTACGTATCACCCTTACCAAGACCCTGCATTGCCGCGTCTTTTGCGTCGCAGAACTGTCTAAATTTTAACGCGGGCTGCAGTTTTGTACGGAGTTCCTTACTCAGATTATCTGAGTACATATACCCTCCGCGAGTATTTACTGCCCATAACTGACCTGACATATTATTTTCCTCTCTTTAATTGACGCAGCAGGGTCTTAAAGGGCCTATCCCTGTCCTCTGCTCGCGCGTATTTCTTCAAAAGGCGTCTTACCTTCTCCTTTTTTCGGAGGAGCCGTAAACCGCCGAGTAACTGTGGACCTTACCTGTGTATTGACAGGAACTGTTTTCTTTTCTGGAGGAGACGTAGTTCCTACTACCTCCGCTGCTTTTTGTTTAACGTGCTCAGCTGCTCCCTGGATTATTTCCCAAAAAGA